CATTTGGGTAAAGCGAAGAGATGACCAGACCTCATCGTCCTTATACTCGCGAACTTCATCCATGTAGATTGTGTCAGGTGCAGCAAGACCACGAGCTGCTGAGTTATTAGCTCGCACTAGATAACGCTCTCCAGTTTTAAGCCTAATTTCTTGAGAGCCTTTAGTTTCATACTTTTTGCCAAAGTTATCTACTAAATGAGCAAAGGATTGGATCGTATTATCAATCTTCCAAAAGATTTCAGATGATGTGGTTAATTTATGGGCTGTGTGGACCTGTAATTTCTGGCCTAAGCCATACATTCGCCATAGAATCATAAGCTCCATGAAGGTACTTTTGCCGTTTTGCCTACTAATTATGATGCCCGCCTCTTTAAAATACCAGCGGTCATTTTCATCAACCTTGTTGATTTCGTGGGCTAGGAACATTTGCCATGGAAGCAATTTGAACCCAATAGACTCACAGAATTCAATGAACTGGATGCCATAAGAGGGTAAATCTGGGCTTTTAGTCCATATACGCGGCTCTACAACACCCTTAAGAGCCTCTGGGAGCCCTTTAGGGCCATTTTCAGCCTGATCTGACATATTATGACCTATTCATCCTGATAGTGGCTTAAACTGTCGTTTCTAGGGGCAAAAGACCCAGGGAGGGTCATGGGTGTCTTAGCACTCTCAAAAAACCTACCCCCCTTAGACAGATTGCATTGCACACATAGTAATTGCAGATTACTTAGCTCATCAGTACCACCTAACCTTCTAGGTACGATGTGATCTACATGAAAGCCTTGTTGTCCACACATCTGGCATGTGTTCTGATCTCTTCGTATTACTATCTCTCTTAGCCTACGCCAAGTGGATGTAGATCCATCAGATGTTAATGCACTCTTCTTCATAGATCGTCATAACAGATACCGCATACCCACCAAGCATGCACCTGCATTATCTCTGACTCTGGTGTATCAGATTCGCATCTGCTGCACTTAATAGTAACTTCTTCTAATGCCATCCGTATAACTCCCAATGATCTAATGCTATGCAAGGCTCACCATATCTGTGACTTATGTAGTCTAATCCCCATTGTACTTGATCATATGCATTAAGTGTTGCTAGATACTCTGATCTACCTTGAGGTATTCCATAATGACTACCATTACGAGCTTCTGGATTCCATGCTGATTCTTTTCCATAAAGTGTAGATAAGCATTTATATTCTTTGATATTAAAATCTAATAGATATAGAGAATATTCTTTTGGTGTTATGTATTCTTTGGTATTTGTCGAGCCTGCACTAGGCACTAGAAACAGAGATATCCCAATAGCTACTAGCACCCCGCGAGCTACGCCCCGAAGGGGCTCGCGGTGAGCCTTTGAGAGGCTCTGCGCCGTTAGCGTACCATGGCTGTCAAGTGTTTCGTTAATCCTGCGTGTCGTGAGCATGAAATCTCCAAACTGTTGCTTAATTGCTTGCCTGTGGATAACTTCTGTGGATAACTATTTACCTTCCATGTATTGTTTATGGATATTGCTAACTCGGTTATGTTTAGCCAAAGCAGTCTCTAAACCTCGATCACTAGCTGCATTTAGTACTACACCACAAACACACTCATAAGAATGACTATGCATCTTTGCCCCATCCTTTGCCCTTAAAATGAATTGGATTAGCTGCAATTACCTTGACCATAGGCTCATTACAGTAAGTGCATGGAATTATTGGTCGATCGTGCCATCCATGGGAGATCTCATTTTCGATAAGACATTTAGGACATCGATAGTCGTAGGCTGGCACGTTAAACACTTCCTTATCATGTATGACCCACAGGCTTCACAGCGGTCAATGTCTGCCTCTGTGGGTTCTTTATCTAAATGACCGTATTTAAGTTGTAGTAGTGGCAATAGATCCTCAAGACGGATGATGGCGGCATATTCACGCGCATCTTCTCCCTGTCCGTTGAGTCTAATCACTCCGAAGCCTAATTCCCCCGAAGAGTCTGTCCGAGCTTTCAATTGTCGTAGATACGCTAAAGGTTGAAACCCAGCACGAGCTTTAACCTCTACATCAAACGGAACATTGACAATATCCTTGCCACTACCTCTCCCAACAGTTGCACCACTCCACACAGTCGATAGGTACTGTGCGACTACGCGTTCTGTTCGGAAGCCTCTGTGTTTCCTTGCTTGACTAGCCATTAACTGCCTTACATTTAGCGCATTGCCATGTAACAACGCCATTAACTGAATCTGATGAAATATCCTCTAAATCCCTAATCTGAACTGGCTCATTACATAACTGACATGGCACAAAGGCTGACATTAAATCAACCCATTCGCCATTGATCTTAATTCCGATATTACCCATTATGCTCTCGCCTTCTGTGGAACAAACTTCCCATCTGATCCTAGGTTGTACCATTTGGTAGGGCATCGATGAGCTGATGAGATGGCAGTATTGCAGAAGTAACCACCCCAAGCCTTGCCATTCTTCTCACCCTCACGCCATTGCATATGTCCATGTTCACAGGATGGGGCTTCTACCGCCTCCGGAGTACCAATAATCGCAGACACAGTTTCCATAGCCTTGTCAAGTGTGACAGGCGCATCTACTACTTTATTGTATTGGCCTACAGGCGTAGTCCAGTAATCCTGATCATCTGCCTTAACCTCTTGAACTGGCGGTTTAACTGGCTTCGCAGCCACAACCTTTGCCATGTCTTGCTTAGTTGGTTTCTTTTGTGTTTCTAAAACAAGGCTCAAAGCGCGTCCGATTGCACTCGATGAAGTATCTTCAACATACCATTTACGCATGCCTGCGTTAAATGTAGCAGCATCTCCGAAAGCGTAATCAACACCCGCAGGCAAAGTATCACTAGCGTTGCGATACACCTGCGCCGAAATGAGGACAATGCCCTTCTCTGGGTTAAATTGGATAACATCTGTAACGATCCTTCCCTCTGGGTAAGCCTTCCGGAAGCGCAGCACCCTAGCTGCTACATCCTCATAATCATCTAAATTAAACATCGCTACGCCCATTCTTCAACCAATCAGTAATTTCTTCTGGCTTCATACCATAAATCGTGCTTAATTGTGAGCCTGTGTAAATAAACTCAAATTCTAGTTTTTGCCTTGCTTTAAGGTTTTCTTGCATCTTTTTTAACATTATTAAAGCCTCTACAGGCGGTGTATTAAACATTCATTGACCCCTTAAATTGTTCTAAAAATGCTTTTAAAAGCCGATGATCTTCAGCGTTGCGGGCAGTCAAACCTAGCCTGCCGTCCTCAAACCTCAATAAATCAATGACACCGATAAAATCAAACTTTTCTCTGGTATAACTCACAGCTTCGTTTTTGTCGCTCACAATTTCACACATAAAGCTCATTCTCCTCTGTAGCTAGTTGTCCTGCGATTGCCCCATAAGAGCAGAGGTCAATCCATGTATCGACTTGTTGGGCTGATTGATTAGTCCTTGCAAGTTTAACGAGCACCATGATCCCTGCGACTTGATAGTCATGTATTGGTGTTTGTAAATATGCTGAGAGCAGCATTGCTGTGTGTTGCATGTTATCCGCAGGATGACCGTATGAGAGGGCACGCTCAGAGATCGTGTCTGTTGCTGTAAGGAGGATTTCATTAGCTCTCATTCCTGCCAGAACTCCTGACGGCTCAATGCTCGCCCCTTGTGATAGCCAGTACGCTGACCCTCTTTAAATCCAACTGAATAACTCATCGTAGCCCAAAATATAGCTGCGATAGTCATAAAAATAACTATTGACAATTCGTTCATTGTGCTCCCTTTCCAGCAATATCTTTGCTGTTGGGATTAGTGTGACATAACCAGGAGACTAATCAAGCATATTTAGATAACGACTTGATAACGATTTATCAAGCACAAAGCCCTCTTTCGAGGGCTAAGGCAGACAACTGGCACATGGCTCTTACGACAATCACCATGACTTTGAGACCTTAGTCGTAGTAGGTCACCAGTCGTAATAGAAGTGTATCATCTAGGTCTTCCATAGACCTTGCCATTAACAATGAAGGTGCCATTCTTTTCAATATAAATAAGATCGACTTGAACATTCTTGCCCTTGATATAAATGATAGAAAATGCCTGTTGCCAGTTCATTACCCCATGGGTATAGCTCGCACGAGCGACATCCATGATATGTCCGCTTTCTACGCCATGCAAGATGCGCCCTATACGACCCCCAGAAGCCTCTGAGAACGATGATCTGCCAGCTTTGTGAGTATGACCCGAAATAGTGGATTTACCCCGCCTACGAGCCCCCTCAAGGGCTGATAAGCCCCCTTGTGGTTTGATTGGTGTGTGGTCACCATGGACTGCTATCCAGTTAGGCGCAATAGGCATTTCATCACGCCAAAATTTAATTCCTAATTCATCCAGTTTTAGAAACTTCTCGAAGCGCAGCTCTGGCAATGCGCCTAATGCTGGAATTTTGCTACTTATTTGATTATAAAGTCGGTCTGTGTGATTACTGCGGATCATGTCGGTTACACCCAATTCCCACAAGGTATCCACAGTCATATCGCGGTTATCCCCCAGTGTTTGTGCGAACCAATCGGCTTTGCCCTCGCTCCAACGTCCAAGCTCTGTCATATCCATTTCGTCACCCAAGGTAACAGTTTGGTCGGCTTTAAATGATCTAGCAAAACGGATTAAATTAGCGGTCACATGCGCATCATGCAGAGGAATCTGCATGTCTGGAATTACCAGTATTTTTTTAATCGTCATCCTCATCATCCTCGTAATCGCCGAACCTCTCTGGTTCGATCGGATCTGGCAAGATCCACCCAGGATAAGAATCTACGACAGATAGCATGTAAAGAGCGCGATCCTCATTAAACCCAGCCTTACGCAAGGATTTGTAATACTCATGTAATCCAATGCAATAAGCATCAAGCTTTGAGTAGCCCTGCTCCTCTAATGCCTTAGTCGCTTTTCTTGCCATGAGATAATTCTTACCTCTCTAGGATTGAAATGATTGTATCGACACGCGCTTCCAGTCTAGTAACTTGATCGCGAAGGGATGATCCAGAATTAGGCTTTAGTTCGTTTAGGTAATGCTTTACTAACCAACGTACCGAGCCAATAAAAGAACCAATGACGGTCGTTGCTGCGACAGCAAGAGCCGCTGTGTCCTGCGCGCTCATTAGATTCTGCCATAGTCTTTCCGATTCTTATCAGCCCAGGCAGCAACAGGAGCTGTAATACCACCGATTAGGACTGCATACTCTGGTGAGAAGTCCATGGCAAAAGCGATACCCATGGCTACAGCTGAGGCTCCCACACCGACAAGGTAATCCTTAAAGGCTGCCTTAAACTTTGGAGATTTGATTTGCTTGATTAGTTTGTTCAAGGGTTCACTCTTTCTATTCTGAATTCACCTGT